GTCACCGTGCCATCTAACGGATTTATTTGCCCTACCGTGATAATGAGAGCAGTGCAAGCCAGTTGAGCTGCGGTCATATTGCTTATGACAGACCTCACAGGTGTAATTAGTGCGCTCACGGACACATTTTGAAAACCAATTATCTGCCGCATCTCTCTTAATCCCCATCTACTTCCTGCTCCATCTCATTCATTCGTTTAGTGACTACACAGCCAACTATAACGACTTCAAACAATTCGCGCTTCTTTTTGTACCAATTTATTAGAGTCTCAGACGATTGATTAGTCATATCAGCTACTTCCTTCAATGACTTCATACCGTGAAATTTAGCGTACTGGCTGGCTGTTGTGTATTGCATTATTCTGCCTCTAATTGGATTAATGTTGTTCCTACCGATTTTGCGTAATCAGAGCACTCTTTGACCGCTTCGCTCCAAGTGTCAAAGCTAGACTCAGAAATACCGTCAAAGTTCTCATCATCAAAAGCCATAACGATAACTGAATCGCTATCTATAGCACCGTAACAAGAAACACCGTTAATGGTTGTTGTATTCATAATTGTTTCCCCTTTGGGGCTTGCGCCCCGCTGTATTATAAAGTTTTGACTATTTTGGGTCGCATACAATTAAAAACGTGTACCCATTCATCAAGAGTGTAACTGTTTAATCTATAAGCCCCTGTAGTTGTTTCTTCCCAAAGACCTAACCACTCAGCAGTTGCATCATCATCACTGTAAAAAAAGCTATGACCTATTTCGTAATCTACAAAGACATTGATATGTGGAATGCCAAGCTCTCTTTCGATTCTTGCTGATATTTGCTTGTTAGTAATTCTCATTTTTTAATCTCTCCTCTTTAAATTATTTAAACATTATATAGTTTATACGCGCAATTGCAAGTCAGTTGCAATAAATAATTATTTTTGCCAACTAAAATTTTGTCACTGCCTGAAATTTTGGGAGGTATTTCATTAAAATTTTGGGAGGTATTCTCTTGAAATTTTGGGAGCTTTTTCCTTGAAATGGATTTTTTGAGGTTTGCGGTGGGTTTTTTCTCGTTTTTGCAGAAAATTCTAAAATTTTGGATTTTTTAGGCGAAAATTTGTACAGTATTTTAAAGGTCATATATGCCAGTAAAAGCCGAAAAAAATTAGGCGTATTAAAGAACAAATAAAAAAGAAGCTTTAATAAGGCGTATTGTCGCGCCGTGCGGGATTGTTAAAAAGTAGGATAATTTAAAAAAAAGAGGTGATAAGTTGAAATTATTAGACTATTATTAAAATTCAATCATAAAAAGGGCATTGCCCGTGGGAGTTTAAAAATGTCAAAACAGCAATTTGAGCAAGTATGCAATTCGTTTTTACTTGATCCGCAAATATTGATGCGTGATCCAGCTATTCAGAAAATGATTAGTGACGGGATAAGCCGCGAGCAATTGACGGCTTATTTGTCGGTTGCGGTTCAATTTATGGAGGCTAGCGAATAATGATTACTAGCGACTATAAGAACGGCGTTTATCAAAATAAAGTAGTTAAATGTGCGACTAGCAAGCGCGCTATATCACGCGTAGAAATGTTTTTTGTTGACGCGTTTATCGGCTTATTAGGTGCTGCAATTCTGCTAACACCTATTCTTTGTTTTATTTACTTATAAGGGGTTTAAAAAATGGAAAGTTTTATTTACGGCGTATTCACTGTTTTTTCGTTAGCTGCTCTCATATGGTCACAGCTTTATTTTTATGCGAATTTGTAAAGGGGATTAAAAATGTTAAACGATGACGACTTAATCAGTCTCTATCAGACTGCCAATGTATCGCTAGAAGAGTTCAAAACGTGGGCCTGCTGCAACGGGCGCACTATTGAAGAACTAAAAAAATTACTAGAGGGTTAAACAATGAAATTATTAATTGATAAAAAAGCGGTTTTTAATAGCGACTTACTAACGGATGCGGCAAAACAATGGGTGCGCGTTAACTGGCAATATTTAACCGAAACCGATACACCCCTTATCAATGTTAGCTCTAGCGCGAAAACCAAAAAAGGCGAAGGCTATGCAATAGGCATTTTATATTTAAAGCCCGCCGATACTATAACCAAAAAAACGCTATGCGCGGCAGCTAAGCTTTACGGATGTAAAAAAGATTGCCTTGAATCCAGCGGCCAGTTAGGAATGAAAGCGGGCGACAATGCAAAAATAAAAAGAACTATTTTATTCGCATTAGAGCGCGAGCGGTTTGAGCAATGCCTAAAAATTGAAATAAACCGCCACTATCAAAAGCACGGCGATAAATTGCGGATAAGATTAAACGGCACAAGTGATATTAACTGGCTATCGTTTATTGCTTCAATGCCGCATATAGGTTTTTATGATTACACTAAAATTATCAGCTATATAAAGAAAAATAATTTAAAGAATTATCATTTAACTTTCAGCGGCAGTGCTAACAATGCGCGCACTATTAAACACACAGCAGCGGCTATTAATGGCGGCTTAAATACTGTAATAGCTATCAACACGGCAGAAACTAACGGCGAATATAAACGCCCGAAAACGCTTAATAGAATCCCTTTAATTAATATGGATGAGACAGATTATCGTTTTAACGATATAGCGGGCGCGGTTGGTACTTTAAAACGTAAAGGTAGTAACAAGAAAGCGCGCGCAATTGATGAAAAAAGAGAGAATTTTTTCTTTAATGTAAATACTTTAAACAAATTAGCGGCATTACTATAAAAGGGGTTTTATTATGTTTAATTATTGTGTTTTTGAAGTGTATAACGAACACGGCGCACTGAGAGAAAAGATAGCCGCGAATTTTAAGTCGCGCGGTAAAAATCATTCTCACAAAATGATTGATACTTACATTGACGCATACCAAAAAAGCCTATATCCGCGAGAATTGACGGTTAACTATACAGTTTATTTTAATAAGACTAATCCCGCGTTTATGGCGAATCAATTGAAAGTTTATCGCGGCAATGTTAGCGGCTTTGTTTCGCATCAAATAGCACCAAAAGATACTCTAAAATCAATGGTTTAACTGTTATAATAAAGGGGAGATATTATGAAAAATAGAATTAAATTAGATGATATAGCGGCACAAATTGAGCGGCTCAATATAGAGCTAGGGCGAAAAGCGTATGACTATAGCCAGTCTGGACAGTCTTATAGTTTAGATAGCAACGGCAATGCGAGCGGGCGTTTTGAGTCAATAGCGTTATTTGATAGCAAGCGCGCGTTATATGATGCTCTAACGCTATCGCTGGCTATTATTGATCGCATACAGCGTAAGCGGGATTTGGAGCAATTCCTTAGTGATCCTAATGACTGGCCGCATTAAGGGGAAAATTATGTTAGCTAATAATCTATTTTATTTGTTTATAGCGTTATATATATCAGCCGCAATTGTTTACCAAATCAAGAATGACTGGCGCGGCTTTTGGGATTAGATAACCTCAATTTTGGAATCTACTCTATTCACCTATATACAAATACATATAACAAAACACTTAAGAGCCGCTTTAATTAGCGGCTTTTTTTTGCCCTCTATTTACTCAAAACAAACCAAAAACATTAAAATATATATTTCTAGTCTTGGCATAATGTCAATAGAACTATGACGCGCCTATTGCCTTTCTAAGCGATTCCCCTATATACTCACCTAATCGTATTACCTTGCCCGATTTTCTCGCCAGCGCGCCATTGAGAGAGCCTCACGGGTACTGCTGGTTGTATGAAGGGGGGGGTGCACCAAATGAGATTTTTAAAAAAAATCAGATAATACACCACATAAATTTTTATCGGATAATTGAGATGACAGATCGTAAACGCGGCAGACCTATGATTGAATTTGACTTAGTAGAGGTAGAGGAGTTATCTCGTTCATACTGTAGTTTCTTAGAGTTGGGTAAGTTCTTTAACTGTTCTGAGTCTGTTATAGAGGATCGCTATAAGAATGACCCCGATTTCAAGACTGCCATTGATAGAGGTCGCTTTGAAGCCATTAAAGGGCTTAGACGCAAACAACTAGAGATGGCTATGGATGGAAACACCCAATTAGCGATATTCTTAGGTAAAAACCTATTAGGTCAGACCGATAAGATGGATATTGACCAACAATCGCGTATTGAACCCATAAATATCGAAATCGTAGCTCCAGAATAACCTAAAAAAAATTTCTCCCCTTCGGGGATTTTGGGAGCTTTATGGCTAAGTTAGTACCAACCAAACCGCAGTTCGATTATATCAATACCAAGGCGAAGTTCCCAGCGTTAGTTGCTGGCTTCGGGGCGGGAAAGACTGAAGCTGCGGTGCAGCGTTGCATAATCGGTAAACTCCGAAACCCTAGTACCAATAGGGGTTTCTACGAACCTACCTACGATTTAATCCGTATGATTGCGTGGCCTCGCTTCGAGGAACTCTTAACCGAACTCCAAATACCCTATAAACTCCATAAGTCACCCCTTAACTACATTGATTTAGGTGCTTACGGCAAGATCATCTTCCGATCTATGGAGAACGTCAATAGAATCATCGGTTACGCCCACGCAGATGCCGATATTGACGAATTAGACACCCTAAAAGAATCTGAGGCTGCGGCTGCATTCCGCGCAATAATGGCTCGTAACCGTGAAATCAAACCAAACGGCGAACCCAATACAATCGGAGTGACCACTACGCCTGAAGGCTTCAAGTTCGTCTATAAATACTGGAAAAAAGACCCCAGAGAAGGCTTTGAGCTAATCCAAGCCCCAACTATGTCGAATCCGCACCTTCCTGCCGATTATGTAGACAACTTAAGGGCTATTTACCCTAATAACCTTTTATCTGCCTATCTTAACGGTGAGTTTGTCAACTTAACCCAAGGAACGGTATATAACGGATACAACCGTGATAAAAATGAGAGCCAAGAGGTTATTACGCGCTTTGATTTCCTAATGGTCGGAATGGATTTCAACGTAACTAATATGTCTGCTGTCGTATTCGTTTATCGTGAAGGTGTTTATCACGCAGTTAAAGAATTAACGGGAATCTACGACACCCCGACTATGATTCACACTTTGAAAACTAAATTCCCCGACCACAACATTGCTATTTACCCAGATGCCTCTGGCGCAAGTAGAAAAACAGTGAACGCAAGTATCTCCGACATAACTCTTTTAGAGTCGGCTGGTTTTGAGTGTAGAGCACCCAAAAAGAACCCTTTTATCAAAGATCGAGTGATGGCTGCAAACGCAGCTTTTGATTCACTGCAAGTTATGGTAAATTCGGAGCAATGTCCTGAATTGTCAAGTAGTTTAGAGCAATTAACCTATGATAATAACGGTGTCCCCGATAAAACAAGTGGTTTAGATCACTTAATAGACGCTGCGACTTATCCTATTGCTCACGAACTACCTATTATTAAACCTATAGCGGCTGTGCCGTTCAGATTTGTGATCTAATTATGAGTGTTGACCTACAAAACCCAGAATATCGTACCTACCTAAAAGAATGGCAAATGATCGAGGACTGTTGCGAAGGTCAACGTGCCATAAAACAAGCAAACACTAAATACTTACCACCGATGGAAGGCGTGAGCCAAGTTGACACTCGTTACATCAATTATTTAGAGCGAGCAGTCTTTGTAAACTTCACTGGTAAAACTAAAGAGGGTTTAGCGGGCGCAATCTTCAGAAACGAGCCTGAATGTATACTTCCCTCTGAAGTTGAATACCTAAAAGACAACTCTGACGGTGCTGGCGAGTCTTTAACAAGTTTAGCCAAAGATGTAGCTGGTGAAGTCATCGGTAAAGGTCGTCATTGCTTATTAGTTGACTACCCCGAAGTAGAATCTGGTTTATCTCTTGAAGAATTCGATAGATTATCCCCAAAAGCCACTATTAACCGCTATACCGCTGAAAATTTCATCAACTGGCGCGTAGAAGTCATTAATGGGCAGAAAATCCTAACTCTAGCCGTGCTTTGCGAAGAATATGACGCAGATGAAGATGAGTTTGGCTATGAACCCCAAAAACAGTACCGAGTTTTACGTTTAAGGAAGGGGGTATATACTCAACAGGTATATCGAGATGACGAGAATATAACTAAAGAGTATACCCCGACAAAAGCCGATGGAACTACGTTTGATTTTATCCCTTTATTTATTATTGGCTCAGAAAATAACGACCCGACCGTTGACGTACCGCCACTCGGTGATATTGCTTACATTAACATTGCACATTACCGAAACTCAGCCGATTTAGAAGAAAACTGCTTTGTTCACGGTCAATTAACTCTTGGCGTATCTTCAACTATGTCATTAAGCCAATTCCAAGAGGCTAACCCTAACGGAATCACCGTTGGCTCAATGGCTGGACACTTTCTAGGTGATTCTGGGGGCTTTTCTGTTGTACAGGCTTCCGAAAACCAGTTAGCTGACAAACTTATGGCTCGCAAAGAAGAACAAATGCGAAAACTTGGCGCGAGAATGATTGAAATCGGCGCAGCTAAGACAGCGACTCAAAGTTTAATCGAGCAAGCTGGCGAAACTTCTATCCTAACTACTATTGCGGATAATGTATCCGAAGGTATCAAAACCTGCATCGAATGGTGCGGTATGTTTATGGGTGCAAGTGAAGAATCTACCTTTATCCTAAATACTAAGTTCTTCGATGATGTTGCAGACCCACAAATGCTTATGGCTGCTATGCAATTGAACGAAGGCAACCTTATTGCGAAGTCTGATATGCAAGAACTTGCCCGACAGCAAGGCATTGTTAAAGACGGTCGCAGTAACGAAGATATTGACGCTGAACTAGCGGCAGAAATGGCGAAAATTCCAGAAGAACCTGAAATCGAGCCTGAAAATGATGAAGAAGATCAAGAGTCTTTGACATCTGAAGATGAGAGTGCTATATAGAACGAACTGTCACAGGGTGACGACATTTTTATAACTAGGGGTTATAGATGACTATTCAATACAAAGTAAGTGCAGAAAGTTTCGATACGTTAGATGATTCAGTTAAGGGGTTATATTCGCAGGGCGAAGATGGCTACACATTGAATGTAGATGGTGTACCGAAAGAAGATGTAAGTGGTTTGAAGCGTAAGATTGACGAATTGCTAACCGAGAAGAAAACGGTACAGCAAAAGGCTCTCGAAGCGGAAGAACTAGCAAGACAAGAAACGGCTGAGAAGCTAAGAAAGGCAAACGACTTTGAGCAGTTATACAACAGTTCAGAGGCGGAGCGACAGAAGGCGGCTGACGAGTTAGCGACTTTAAAGGCTAATTTACAGCAGCAACAGGTGGAAGGTCAGGCAAGTAAAGTTGCCGCATCGCTTACAAAGGATACAGCCAGAGCCAACTTGTTGTCGCAGCAAATTTCCTCTCGTCTATCTTTAGTAGATGGTGAGGTACGAGTTTTAGACACTAATGGTAATTTAACCGTTAGTAGTGTAGAAGAATTGACGCAATCAATAAAAGCGGAATACCCGTTTTTGGTTGACGGGTCACAAGCCGCTGGGGGTGGCGCAACAGGTGG